TTAATCTATCTCACCAGTTTTGCCGGTTCCCATACATTTGACACACTGTTTGGCTTCCACAACGTTATAGCCGGTACCGCTACAGCTGCTACACTTCTTTTTTGTATAATCTGGATATAAATCCTCATCTGGATAGGATTCGTCCAAATCAAAATCATCATCAAAGTCAGTCATCACCCTTACCTCATTTTTCTAGTTATCAGGGAATTTCTATTAGTAATCCTTCATTGCATATCTGTCAAAACATGAACGATAGATGGTTCATAGCATTTAATAAGCAAGCTTAATTGAATGAGAATTTTCCAGAAAAAACATGTGCAATTGATTTTATTAAAATTTGTATGAATAATCCTTAGATATTATAAAGCCCTCATTTAGAGGGCTTTATTATTTAACCATAATTAGAAGACTTATTTTACGTTTGGAGCCACCATATTTTCAGGGCGAACCACCTGATCGAACTGTTCTGCAGTTACCAATCCGAGTTCTACTGCGACCTGTTTTAAGGTTTTACCTTCTTTATAGGCAGTCTTGGCCACTTTAGCTGCATTCTCATAACCAATGACTGGATTCAATGCAGTGACCAGCATTAATGAATCATGCAGGAAGTGCTCAATCTTGTCACGGTTAGGCTCGATTCCGACTGCACAGTTATCGTTAAAGCTGTTACATGCATCGCCAAGCAGTTGAATAGACTGCAACAGGTTATAAGCAATCACTGGCATAAAGACATTCAGCTCAAAATTCCCTGATGCACCGGCCACATTAATTGTCGTGTCATTCCCTAAGACTTGGGCAACTACCATGGTCATGGCTTCACTTTGAGTCGGGTTCACCTTACCCGGCATAATACTTGAACCCGGTTCATTTTCAGGAATACGTAATTCACCAAAACCACAACGTGGTCCGCTCGCCAGCCAGCGAATATCGTTGGCGATTTTATTCAGGCTAACCGCTAAAGTCTTTAAAGCACCTGAAGCAAATACTGCTGCATCACGGCCGGCCAAAGCTTCAAACTTGTTAGGAGCAGTGACAAAAGGCAAACCTGTTAATTCCGCTAGAGTATCCGCGGCCTTAACAGCATAGTCTGGATGGGCATTCAAGCCTGTACCGACGGCGGTTCCACCCAGTGGCAATTCATATAACCCTTGCAAAGCCTGATACAGTCGAATTAAAGCATGATCCAGTTGAGAGACATATCCACTGAATTCCTGACCTAAAGTTAAAGGTGTGGCATCCTGAAGATGGGTACGACCGATTTTTACAATCTCGGTAAATTCCTGAGATTTGGCATGCAAGGTATCACGTAAACGTGTCACTGCCGGTATTAGCAGTTCATTGATCTGTAAGCTAGCTGCTACATGAATCGCAGTCGGAAAAGAGTCATTGGTCGATTGAGCGCGGTTGACATGATCATTTGGATGCACAGGCTTTTGTGCACCTAAAGGATTACCCAGCTTCTGGTTAGCAATATTGGCAATCACTTCATTACAGTTCATGTTACTTTGCGTGCCCGAACCGGTTTGCCATACCACTAGCGGGAACTGGCTATCCCATTGACCGCTGATCACTTCATCCGCAGCACCGATGATATAGGTCGATAACTCATGAGGAATCTGGTTTAACTCGGCATTGGTGATCGCAGCTGCTTTCTTGACCAAGCCCATGGCACGAATCATGGCGCGTGGCAAATGCTCATTGCCAATCTTGAAGTTCTGTAGACTACGCTGAGTTTGTGCGCCCCAAAGTGCTTCACTCGGTACAGCGACTTCTCCCATCGTGTCATGTTCAATACGTGTTTGCATGCTCAACCTCAATTGTTATTCCATGTTTTACTCATTTAGACAGCAGCTTCAATGCTGTACTCTATTCATCTTAATGAGTTCGATTAATTTTGCAAATGATAATTATTATCAATAATTAGCTTATAGGATTTTAAATCACTGCCCTCTTAACGTATTCTGATAGAACAACCATTCATCCTCTAACATTTTCCTTAAGGTATAGCGTGGCTGCCAATGTAACAACTGTTGGGCTTTATCCGTATTAGCACCCAGTTGATCCATTTCGGCATGTGGATATGGCAAAGCATCTACTATAGGAACAGCGGATTGGGTGACTTCTGCAACCTGATCCAGCAAAGTCTGCATTGAGATCAGCTCTCCAGCGATATTAAAGGCTTCGCAAGTCCATTGTTGCTGTTGAGACAGCCAATGTAGCGACTTGAATACCGCATCACAGACATCCATCACATGTAGAAAACTACGTTCTACTGTATAGTCTTCGGTCTTGGCCTGACGGCGCAATTCCAGATATTCACGCTGCTTCGCACCCACCTGCATGGCCAGAGGCACAATATTCTTTGGTAAAGGTGGCACCCATTCACCTAAAATGCCATTTTCAAAAGCACCCGCGACATTGGAAAGACGTAACATCGCAATACGCCATTCATTATCCGTCTTGGCAGTATCCCGGATGATTTCTTCCACCATCTGCTGTGATTTAATATAAGGATTTGGATAAGTGTAATTGAAAGCCTGATCTTCTTTTAAATCCGTTCCGGAATGGCCATATACAGCCAATGAAGACAAATGCACCAGATTGCGTACTCCAGTACGCTGCATGGCACGCATCAAGCTCATGATACAGCTGACATTATCATTATAATATTCAAGTGGTTTTAAAACTGATTCTTCTAATGATTTAAAGCTGGCAGTATGAATGACAGCCTGTACTGAATTCTGTTCAAAAACTTTATTTAATGCTGGAGTGTTACGGATATCAATTTTGACAAAAGGCACATAGCGGCCGGAAATAAATTCAAGGCGTTCTAAGGTCTGTAGACTGGCATTGGCCAGATTATCGACCACAATGACCTCTAGTCCTTGTGCCATCAGACTTAAAGCAATATGTGAGCCTAAAAAGCCTAAACCACCCGTCACTAAAATCATTGTTTATTAACTCCGCTTTAGAATCAGTATCTTAAATTGATATGGTGTTTATTTGGTGCTTTCTCCGACTTATCCACAGGATCAAAAACGCAAAAACCGACCCAAATTTCTTCTGAGCCGGCTAATCTGCTCAATAAGTATATTTTATTTTACAGGTCGAACAAAAGTTGATTGTTATGTAATGTATGGAATTCATGACAATGAATTAAGCCTCATCTTGAGAGCTTTTATTAAATTATAATCTTCAGTTATAAAACTGAAAGGTAAGAGTATGAGCTACAACTATCCTCACTATATAAAGAAGAATGGAAGATATTTGGCCTACCGAATCCAGACTGATGAGTATGATTTCTTGGAAGTTTCAGACGTTGATGCTATGTATTCTGCTGGCTGGTATTGGGATAAGGATTTTGAGAAAGCTAAGCAGTTCTACAGTAAGTATGAAGCGGAGAAGTTTTTGAAGGATAAACGTGGGGAATTTTGGGAAGGCGTGGAGATAACAAGACAATGAGAGCATGGACCTACTTTTATGTAGAGCATACGATAAAGAATGGGTAGATTTTTAGGACGGAAGCCGGATGGGCTTAAATTTGAAGAGTAATTATGTGTTTTTAAGTGGGGTGTGGAGTTGATAAAAAGAGAAATAACTATCGTCTTAATAAGTACAGCTGTAGGTATAGGGATTATAGCAATAGTTTCATTTTTTATTGTTTGGATTGGCTTTCCTGCTGAAAATCCAAAAGACTCATTCAAGGATGCTTTGAGCTTCGCTGGTGGTCTTTTTGGTGGGTTAGCAACATTTGGTGCGGCAATTATTGCAGCTTACTTATTTAATGACTGGAGAATAATTCATAATAAAAACATAGATGTTGCCTTCATTAATAATATCATTAAAAATTTTGAAGATTTTGATCTTATGCTTACTCGACAATATATTCCTATTCAGGATTTGTATTATCAATCTCAAGATAGCAAAAGCCCGATAGACTCTGAAGCATACAAATTAACCTATGAAAATTTGTGTAATAACTTATCAGAACTGCATATCTGTTTTTTAATACTAACTAGGTCAATACAAACTTTAGCAATTGTTCATGATGATTTTATTGGAACTGTAGATAGCTTAAAAATCTATAAAAGTGAATTTAGAACATTTAGGAAAAAAATAATAAAAACAGGATTTCAAGACACCCCGCCCAATATACTGACAATTCTTAATGCATTTGATGATTTTCAAAAATCCTTAAGTAAGCTAGAGAGAAATTTCATTCGAAAATACACAGCATCCCTTAAAGAAAATTAAAAATTACTCTCCTTAAAAAACCTTCACACATATCCCTACATTCACATTCGTCGTAATTGAATGAGCTGTGCAGCCCTCGCTTGGAGGGCTTTCTTAACTAAAAAATAGCTTTTTTAAGTAGGTTAAATGCAGCTTTAGCCGCATTAATGAATCGAAGAATAATCGGGATCCAGTAATCGAGATTCGTGAATACTTCCACAATTTCCTTCTTCGCATACTCAATTACCCAGTTACGTTTTTCTTCACCAGATAAAGTGCTGTTTTTCAGCTTTTCAGCTGCATCCATATACTTTGCAATCTGGCTTAAAATTGGGCCGCCTGATTGAGCTACTTCTAATGTTGATTTTGATACTTGTTCAATTGTTAATGCTGTCATTATTTAAGTCCTTTCTCATATTCAATTAGGACTTTGGCCACAGCTTTCGCTGCTAACCAGTAGCGAGCATTGAATCGGGCGAGTTCATCTTCATTTGAGATAAAGCCAAGCTCTACAATCAGACCGCCGGCATTGATATAGCCCAGACTGCCACGCGCTGACTTTGACTGATCAATCCAGCCATTATCACCACGTAAACGACTACCTAAAGCGGTGGCCACAGCTGCAGATAAGTCTTGAGCCAATTTTTTATCTTTCGGCAGAGCAATTGTTTCAACTCCATTCGCCTGTTTGGAAGTCGCAGCATTCATATGGAATTCAACTGCAACACTAGATCCTTTGATCAGCTTGATGGCTGATGAAAGCGGATCATTCTGTGATCCGGTACCATCGTTTTTGACCTGAATGCCTGCCTCGCGTAAATAAAAAGAAACTGCATTACGGAAGTTAGTCACCAGATCAGCTTCTTTAATTTTGCCATTCACTGCACCCGGGTCGGTATTGCTATGGCCTGCAGTAATAGTGGCAAATCCCAAAGATTGTTGATGCAGGTTTGGCTGTGCAATTTTACGGCCTATCCAGCCCAAAGCTGGCAAGACTGTACCAATGATAAAAGGTGCATATTGTTCAGGGATAAAATTAAAGTCTAATGCCCATTGCAATACTAAAGCTGCAAGCATTAAAAAAGCCCCCAGTAGTGGGAGCTTTACAGATAAATACTGCAGTGCATTTTCTTGTATAAATTTCATTTTGTCTCACTCATATAGTTACGTTCGTAAAGTTTGTTGCGGATTTCTTCTAAGGTGCGAAGGGTCTGATCAGATTGTTTTTCAAGGACTTGGATTTTTTGACTATTCGCCATTGCTTGCGCATTCACGGTGTCAGTTTTAGCAGTTTGATTATTCCAGGCAGCTGCAAATACACCGATGATTGCAATGCCTCCCCAGCGAACCAGATTAGTAACACTATCAATCTTAGTTTTACTTTCATGCAGCACCCGGATCTGCATATCGACTTCTTTGTGTTTGACTTCAGCATCCACTCGGATTTGCTTCATTTCATCTCGAAGGCTTGATTTTGTTCTATCTAAATCATCCTCAAGATTTTTCTGGATCTTTTGTACATTGCTATCAAGGTTTTGTTGTTTCTCTTGAAGTTGATCGAACTGCATGCTCATACGGTCAATTTTTTGCGGTACATCTTCAAGTTTTCTCATTTCCTGACGCATCTCTTGGCGCAGTTGGCTGATACTTTCTGATATTGCAAGTAATTGTCCGGATGTGGCTGCAGGTGGATCAGTCAAATAGTCATTCGACATTGCGCCCCCTAAATTTTGGTAATAAAAAAGCACCCGAAGGTGCTGTCATTTGGTTAAGTTTAGACTTCTATTTCTGAATGCTGTCCAGTAGGTGCTGGTCTTAAAATCACCTGGTTTGAGATGAATACTCTGGCACCCAGGTTATAAGTGGTGCCGGATGTGCATAACACTGGACCAGATCCACCATCGATCTGTACCCGGTATTCTGGATGCTTCACTGATGTGATGGTGCCGATGTACTCGGCATGTGTGGGATTTAAAAGCTTTCGCAATTCAAATAAAGGATTATTCACGGCTGATACGCTCCACGGTAATGGTTTCATTCACCTTTTCATGCGAAAAACTTCCACTCACCCCATCAATCACGCCCCACCATTGGCCATTAAAAGCAATAGTTTTACCAGGTAGCATCTCTCCAATCTCCTGACTGACCGGGATATCAGAGAATGTATGCAGTTCTTGAATATTGGCTTTCACCAATGCATTCTTCCCATAGCTGGCACCTGATATCACATTGAATAGTGGACCAGTGACTGTTTCTAATGGCACATCACCCGAAGTACCACGTTGCTGTACTTTCAGACTTTCACCAGATCGGCTATTCACTACAGTGATGGCATTGAAGTCTGCCTTATATTCATCGTTCTTTTTGATGCTCTGCTGCATGACCAGGCTTTCAGATAACAAAACATCGTAGTCATCCACGGTCATCGTATCCCAATAGCCTTTCTGGTACCGGGATAAAATGGTCAGTGTATTGCCCGCTTTCTGACTATAGATAAAGCCACCACCTGCATCAACCACCTGTTTAATTGCATCAATGGGTGCCAGTTCTGCATAACTCAGGCTTTCGATCGGAACGATCCAACCCAATTCATCAATCAGCTTCCAATCCAAGTTGGTATCGTTATTCGCTCGATCCAGTTCAGCCTGCACAAGCTGCACAGAGGTTCGTTCATTGTCCTGGATAAATGAGCGTGTTGGTCCGTATTTATCCGAATTCAACGCAGTAACGCTGCGACCAGGATAAGTGTAAAGCACACTGGCAAAACGTCGGGTCTCTTCCGGATCCTCAAGCAAAATGTGATGCTCAAAACCATTGACCATAACTTTCAGGATCACAGGCTGACCATTAATCGGCTGTAGTTTATCTTTCTCGGTATGGGCCACTGTAATGGAGTAGGTCCAGCACCATTGAGACCGGCTGGTACTGTAAGTGCCATCCATGACCTTAATCTTCTCGCCGGTATCTAGTCGCTCGGCTATTAATGTATTCACGATATACCACCAGTTTCTTTTCGGCAGTGCTGGAATACAGTCATCTGCACCAAAATTTAAAACAACATTATGTGAATCAACGTCATGACATAAGCAGATAAAATTGAGATCTGTGCTGCCTTCATATTTAGGTATTTCAGTCTTTGGCCAAGGTTGAACCGGATGTTTACGATAATGGATCGCTTTGGCTTGATCCCACGGCAAATCTGACTTGGTAATAATCTCCAGGCTTTTATCCCACTGGAATGAAAAACGATGCTCAAATGCCTGAGCCACTTCATGTGAATAAGTAAAAGTCTTACGCCTGCGGATCATTTCCTGCCAGACTGTTTCACGGTTATGGCGCAGCTTAATTGTCTCTTCATGCAGGTAGAGCTGATGAATAAAGCGTTTATCACCTTCTTCCCAAACTACATACGCATCCGAACTTAAACCGGTCGTTTGCTCATGTATGGATCTAACCGCCCGGGTTAATGACCCTGCCGGCTCATACCAAATATCTGCCTGATTGGAAACCACCAAGCCCTGATCATAAAAAAGAGCCTCATTCGAGACTCTTAATATTGGCTTCGCCCAAGGGATTTCTGTAGTGCTTAGGGCTGCGATAGCCTTCTGATATCGCATATCAAAACCATAAGACACACCCACCAGATGATTGATATCGAATACCGCTATAACCTCAAATTGAAATTCAGTATCCAAAACCGTATCAATCGTGCACAGGTTTTCACTAAATACAGCTTCGACTTCAAAACTAAAATCAGTGTCTAAAACCGTATCGATCTGACCAATAACATCAGTATTTTCTTTAAAGACCGCAACAACTTCAAAGTTGAATTCAGTGTCGAGTACCGCATCTATAACTGCAGTATTGGCACCACTGTCGGCATAAACTGCGGTGACTTCAAATGAGAATTGAGCATCGAGTACTGTATCGATTGCAGCTGTAACATCATCGCCAAAATTTAGATTGGTTGAGCCATCGGCCAGATGCTCAAAATTAAGGATGATGTTGTGGCTGTCAGTATTATCTGGCTTGAAGTTTAGGTTTAGATTGTGAGCATCAACGGTGCCGAGCTTATTTTTAAAATCCACATGAGCACCCTTTTTAAATTAAGGTCTGAGTTTTATTGAGGTAACAGACAGCGTGCCACCAAGGGCTAGATTATTGTTGGCTAAAGAAATATCTGTGCCTACCGCAAGATCAGCAGCCACTTCACCTGCACCATTGTAGATCCGCGCCCAAGTTGCAGTGCCACTCTTAAACACAGTACCTGTATCAGTTGGATGAAACTCTACATAAGCTGCCATAGCTTCCTTAATACAAGGCTCCGGAAATGTGAGTGTCACCAAGGCACTATTCGAATCTGCTGCAATAGCAGGACTGGCCGGTTGCCCACCCTCGTAAAAAATAACGGTAGCACTTTGACTACCGCTATCCATGAAATTTGCAAAGGCTTGAATCATGGCGAGCCTTGCTTTGACTGATGTTTTACTCATTTGGGCACCACATTATCTTGGATGACTGCATTAAATTGCTTGTTAGCATCAAACGCCATCACCACAAATGCATCATCTTTATTCATGCCGATAAACTTATAATTTCCGGCCGGATCTGGCCGGGCTGATAAAACCGGCAACAAAGTAGCTTTATTAAACAAAACAACCAATGCCTGGTTGTTGTTCACCCCCATTTTTTTCACAGTCCCTTTGATTTTTGCGACAGTGTTAGACTTGCCGAAATTCTCTTGATAATTTCCGCTAGCATAATATCCGCTTGGCATTGCTCGATAATTAATCATGATTATTCACCCAAATTTCCCAAATACACATAAAACCCGCCATAGAAATTATTGTATGTATTGTGCACAGCTGAATCAAAAAGATATATTTCATTGCCATATAAATATGGTGTGGTTTGCTCAATAGGGGTTAAGGATTTACCACAATAAGCGACATGCTTTAGCGTTCCGCGAATAAATCCATCTGCATCATTAAAAGGAAAAGATAAGGCGCCAGCACCTTGCGGATAAAGGTTGCTACGTCCTCCGGTTTCACCAGGCATGATACCCAAAGCGCTAACATGAGCAGAAAGCCTATTGACTAAATTATATTTTGGCAGAAAAAATGCACTCCTACTTTGAGCGCTTGTAAGAGGCTGACTCCCCAAAATAGGGTTGGTATAATCCCGGCTTTGTCTTGATATGTAGCTGGATGCCGCTGTAGCTCTGTTTAAGTACGTCATTAAAAACCAATTTGGAATTACATCCGTATCTAAAGCTGAATCAAATAAACCACATCCATTTAAATACTTTTCTTTTGTATATCCATTGGCATGATAATGAGAAGTTAAGAAATAGAAGGCATCCTTATCCCCAAAAAGCGTAAATTTTTGCTGTGCAATGGGTGATGCCATAGTTCCGCTTTCTGTTGTGCTGCCAAACCAATACCATTTAGACCATCCTCGCATTACTGCTGTGCCAGTTCCGGAAATATCCCAGTTTTTCGTAATATTTTCCGGATCATAAGGCAATTGATAGACCAACTCATTATCTAAATCGTCTATATGATCCATGTGCTCCAAAAGCCCCACCATGGCCGCCTTTGCATAGGTCGCTGTATAGGTGCCGGTATCGCTGGCGGTGCTTTCGTCCACCCTGATAAATGGATGCTGCTCAGTTGGATTTTTAGCACGATAAACACGTTTTACATCGTTTGTATCGCGAAAAATAATGTCATAACCAAGCGATGCAAGCTTTGCTGCTCCAGTGATAGTGATTGAGCGCTCAATGATATCTGTTTCGGGTTTTAAAATAAGTTGTGTGGTGCTTGGCACACCCTTAATGCGGTATTTTTGATTGAGTGATTGAGGCGTAAAACCTGTCATTTCTACAACTTGAAATAACATAGCATTGTGCGCTGAATACAGCGTGATATGCACATTCCCCTGCTCATTAATGGATGCTTCTGTGATTTGAGTAAAATCAATGCCAGTTACCAGTGCCTTATCGAGCAAGCGAATTAAATCACCCCAGTTATTACTCAATGTTAAGCCATTCAGGTGGCTAAAAAATTGAACATCTACATCTGTCGCCATTTTCTAATACCCATCCATAAAAAAGACCGCATAAAGCGGCCATATTTAATTTAAATTTTAAACAACCCGATCAATATCACCACGCAACATGATCTGGAACTGGTCTGACAATACTGCTGGTTCTGATTGCTTTACTGTGCGAATCACCCAAACCGGGAAGTTTGCGGCCACCGTATTAAATCGCAAGACGTTACCATTGGCCCAGCCTGCCCCCCAGCCTTCCTTTCTGATAATAAAGTATGGAACACCAGTGACCGGATTGATCGGTGTGTAATCTGCGTTGGTGGTACCAGTGCCAATCTGGCCAGAATATTCACCGATGCAGCGGAATGATTGTGTGTCGGTAAAGATCAATGCCCAGCGTTCTTGAATCGCACCTTTATTGCTAACCTGAAGTGGATAGAGCGAGTCATTGTAGTTCGCCAAAATACTTGAACTTGGCTCATCTGCCCAAGCGTTACTCCATGAACCTTGCACAAACTTGCGTGTATATCGCGCCTGCATATCACCAATCACTAAAGCAGAGCCGACAATTGTGTCCACCGCATCATAGTTATGAGTTAAAGGCTTGGTGAAAGTCAGCTGACCATTAATCTGTACATCACGGATCAGGCCCATGTCTTGATAACGGTATTTGACCGTGAGTGGTGCAACCAGATTACCCAGCACAAAGTCACCACCCAGCGTCACGCGGCCATAATCATAATCAACTGCGTACAAATCAAATACCACTTTTGTGCCGTTAGCATCTTCCAGCTCTGCCCATGAAATACGCTGATCATTTAGATTGTATGTGGTACCTGCAATCGCACTTGGTAATTCCTGAGACTTACTTGAGCTAACAATCCCGATGCCACCCACACGAAAGATCGGCACACGGCCATCAATCGGTAATCGTGTTGCAGACAATCCTAGAATTTCTGAATCGAGCGGAATATAGGTATAAGCCACCGCGTTATAACGCACTGAGGAAGCATCGACCCAGACCGGAACATTGATATAAGTATCGGCTCCCTCCTGATATTCTAGCAGCGGATCGTACCAGTCGCTTTCCTCAATCTCCGCACGATTGGCTTCAGTGATTTTGGTTTTGGTGTAGAAGTAGATGGTGACAAAGCCATTATCCCAATTCACTTGGCCATGTGCCCGGCTGGTTTCAATCACCCCATTTTCATCTGCAGTCAGTGTAATCTGGCCAAATTCAATTGATGCTAAAACCACAGTTAATGATTGCGGCCGGATCGGCATGATCGGCGTTCTAAAGCTGATCTTGTTAACTGGTAGCAAGTCGGTTGTTGTGGTCAATGATTCTAGGATAACCGTGTTATCCGCATTTGGTGTCCAAGAATCAATTTCAATAATACCGGTACCGTATTGAATAACACCGGATTGAATCCCGCTGTTACTGGTCGGATTCACATTGCGATATAACAAGCCAGTGCGATCCAGAAAAGTATCAGCACCGACTTTGAATCGTGCTGAACCTGTCAGGATCTGCTCATCAAAGCCAGAAGATAAATCCAGTTTGAGCTTATTGGCCGTCACCATATGGGTTGCCGAGTTCGATCCTGATGTATCACGATATTTAATCTGAACATCTACAGCACCAAAAGCTTTCAGTTCAACCTGTTCACCAGAAATATTGGATGTTTGTGGAGAATAAAAAGACATATTTCCTCTCTATGCTGCGGCATAAGTGGCCATAGGTGTAAACGTGGATTTGAAACGATGACCCACGCCCTGAGGTGTGACTTCAACTGCACCCGTCGCATAGATAATGGTGCCTTGCACTTGACCACGGCTATTCACTAAATTCCCCATGGTTGCATTCACCGGCACATCTGTCAGGGTTACAGATCCTGTAATCCCCTCATTGCTTTGAAGTGGAATTTTTAACTCAACACTATTTGGCTGAATCGCTGGTCCTGTCCCGATTGTGAACGTCATCTTTTGGTTTATAGGGGTGACATCCATTTTAGTCTGTTCAAGTGAAGTGCCGTAGTTATAAATTACCGAAAAGACCGTGCCTTTCTGTGGCAACTTATTCGGAATGATCTTGCCAATCCCGCTGGCATAATTAATTTCACCTGTTGCATCACCAGTAAACTTGCCCTGAGCATTGGAGGTCGCAGTTTTCGCTTCACCTTCTAGCGTCCAGTTAATCGTGATACCCGGCAATACACCTGGTCGACCCAAATCGAAATCAAAGGCAGCTTTGTCTACATTCAGATTTGACCGTACGAAGGTAACGATTGGTGTTCCCCAATTCAGCAGAATTGGTGTATCCACATCTGGCAGTGCGCCAGTGGTAAGTAACCATGAACCGGTTTCATAATTGATCATGCCCGAACCAAAAGATGGACTTGCAGCTTTTAACTGACCCGATCCATCATCTTTAAGTTCGTAGAACTTGCCCTGACTCATGTATGAAATTGATAATGCACCTGGTGCTGGAATTGGAATTAACACTCCAGTCCAGTTAGTACTTTGATTATTTTGAGTTACCGGAATGGCATGGCTTTGGTAATACTGATTCGGTGCAGCTGCTGGTTTAAATGTAATATTCAGACTTGCGGTTCCAGCCGGTGCTGCCGCAGTCCACTGAATTAATCCACGTTGATAATCAATCGTGCCAACTTGTGTGCCTTGCGTATTCTTGAGTAAACCACCCTGATCGGTAATCTGCTGACCTTGCATCGTGAAAGAAATACTGGAAGGAATCACAGCTGAGCCGATATATAGGTTCTGACTGACACCAATTACCATGTTTGGATAACTGGCTGTAATGGTGCCTTCATTACCTGCAACCAGCACTACACTTTCACCTGCAGCGTTGACATCAATAATTGGGGTCTCTGTCTGAGCGGAGGGAATCAGCTGGGCAAAGATGCTTTTAGCATTTACCGTAAATCCACCTACGTTTGCATCAGATGCCAGTGCTGTCGATGAGTAATACAGCCCGGTATCTGCAACAAGTGTGTCACGAATGATGGTTTTGGATACTGCGTTACCCTGATACCACTGCCGAGCAGACAAACCAACAAAATCAATTTCCAAAGCATCATTGAGTGAGTAAGTAGCAATCTTGTATTCCACGTTTTTGCCATCGATCACCATGATCGCAGTGCGAGTTTCAACTTTGGTAATTCGCACATACTGCTCACGCTCCAAAGCCTTACCTTCATCACTGATCAGGACAATCGTATCGCCTACCGAAGATTCAACCTCTTGCGGGAACATAGCCACCTGTAGTGATGACATACCTTTCCAGTGGGTATCTAGTGGTGTTCCGGCGATCTGACCGCCTTTGGCTAGATAGTTTTCCAACCGATTCTGGGCAGACTGGCGTTCATCAGTCCAGTTTTTGGTACTGAAAAGCAATGCTGATACGTTTGGATCTTCTGGTAGCTCAGATACAAAAACCGTTGCACCCATTAATAGATCAGTGTCTTCAGTGGTGACAGCAGGAAAGACCTTGCGCATGGATACATCACCCATGGTTCGATCCATTTCCGATACGTCATTGAACAGGTTATTGCTGATACCATCCTGAACTACTACGCCAGAGTATTTACCACCGCCATCCGAGTTATCAGTCAAGCGTTCAGACTTGTAAATTACTAAATCCTTGGTTTCAATCGCCATTGTCTAACTCCGTAAAGCGTAAGGTCACGTTGTAATAATCATCCAGTGATACCGCTGGAATCCCTTTCACCGGTGTAGCTTCTAAAGCTCCATCCTGGTGGTTAAATTTGACTATGAATTCTCGATTGTCATGAGGCTGTTCAAACTTCAGTTTGAAATTCTCTTCCTGCAGTTTTGACCATTCCAAAACAGTCCGCAGTTCACGTAGCTTGATCCAGCCCATTTCCTGATCTGCTGGCTGCAAGGTGATTGGTCGGCCAGACTTCTTTTTGCCTTCCTGAATATGCAAAGTGCCATCCATGGCATAAGCCTGAATCTGCTGAATAGGCTTCCAGGAGAATTCATCAGACCATAAAAAACCGTCCTCTAATGGGACGGTTTCTGATGTTGCTAAGCGAATTAATTTCATGTTGATTTCGCTATACCTTTTAATTGATTTACCAGATTGGTCATTACATCCTTTTGGCTTGCATCACCTGTAAGGGATAGGGTTTGACCTCCGAATTGAATGTTGTAATTCACACTTTCCTTAATGCTTTGTGTAGCAGCATTTGATGACACAGAAGGAATTGACGGCGCATAATCACCCAAGCTACCAGAACCAGTTGAAGCCACATTGATACTGCGAAGCAATTCATTGATCTTGTTGGTTCCGTGCTGAGTGGTTATTCCATTGGCTGCAGCTCGATCAAATTCAGCATTGATCAATGCTTTCATTGCCACGCTGCTTTCCTTTCCAAGACCTTCAGCTTTAGCATCACGATCAGCGGCCATAGCCTTGGACCAGATGGTAGAAGCCAATTTTTCAGCCTCTTTATCGTCATAGCCTTTGCTTTTCAGCTGTGAAATCACATCAGACTTGGTGTAAGAATCATATTCGTAGATTCCTTTACTCAATGCTTCGCCTTGACGCTTCATTTCCTTATTGAAATCACTCTTAGCTTTAGAAACTGCATCCGCCCAGGCTTCGGTAGAAGATTTGGCTTCTTCACGTGCAATTTGCCCTGCATGGCGGTAACCATCAGCAATTCCACGTGCAGAGTCTTTAACACGGTCATTGGATTTAGACCAATCATCCATGGTTTTAACAACGGCTTTACCAGTGTCATCAATCTGCACTTCAAGATTACGCCCGGCATTCATTGCATTTACTGCAGCAATTCTTCCAGCATCCCCTGAAGCTGCCGCAGACTGAGCAGCTTTTTGATATGCCTTTTCAATTCCTTCAGCGGTAGCCTTACCGCTATCCCGAATTGTGATGTAGTCCATCAAAGCTTGCTGGGCGGCCAGCTTTAATTGCTCTTTGGTTTGAATGCCTAATCGCTTAAATGCTTCAGTAACCGGATCAATATCATCTGGTAATCCTTGAGCCTGCATTTTGATAGCAATGAGGCCTTGCTCTACCTGAGATGTTGAAATCTGGCCTTGAGCGCCGAACTCTTGAAGCTTGGCTTTGGCCATATCAATTTCAGCTTGGCTTTTGGCCGTTTGCAGCCACGTCAACCAGGCTTCATAGGTAACATTACCAGCTTGCTTGCCCTCGATCCCAAGCTTTTTTAGCTCACTACCTAGCTTGTCTATATCATCTCCGGACTTAACAAACTGCTCAGACACCTTGTTAAGCGATCTATCCAGGTCTACCCCGAACTTTTGGGCTAACTCAGAAGCTCTTATGTACGCCGCAGCAGAGCCGTCAGCCGTTTTTTGGTTAAGTGTCAATAACTCTGTCTGTCTTTGATTTCGATTAGCTTGTAGCTCTTGCTCCTTGGTATTGATCTGGTTGATTTTGTCTTGAATCTGTTTAAGCTCATTCAGATCACCAGAAGCCTTGGCTTGTTGCATCTGCTTCTCTAGAGCTGCGCGCTCAATAGCGGCTTGCTTCTGATAGGCCAGATACTCTTCATCCGCTATTCTGAGGTTTTCTGTAGCCACTTTAATGGCTTCAGTTTTCTGCTGTACTTCTGTCAGTTTCTGCCCTGCAGCATCCATAGCCGTGACTGTAACCTTCCCAGCCTCATCCATTGCTACGGCGTAGCCCTTAGCCGCTAGTTCAGACTTGAGCTGTTCTGATAGCACGCCTTCATTAGCTGCTATGGCTGCATTGGCATAATCCTGTGCTGCCTTAATCCGATTCTGTGCACTAGCTGTTTCGTCTGCATCGATCTTTTCCAGAGTGGCTTTAGCACTATCAGCCTTTTCCTGATTTTTCTGCTGCTCAGTCTTCGACATTTCCTCCAGGCGTTCAACATACTTGGATTTAAACTCCATGGCCTGCTTGTCTGCTTCAGTATAGTACTGCTCGGCCTTATCCTTCATTAAATCAGCATTAGCGGCAAATTGCTTGCTCACATCGCCCCATGTGATTGCCGCCATAACGCTATTGGCTGCTGAGGCCAAAGTATAGAACGCGCCTGTAATGAGATTTAAGCCAATCTTGATACCAGATATGCCATCTTCAACCATGCCAAAAACAAGTGATAGTCCTTGCAAGACCCTTGTTAAGAAACTTACTTGCTCTCCGGCAGATGCGACATCACCAACAAATGAGCCGAGCAAGGATGTAAAGGTTGTGAAAGCTGTCCCTAATACGTCATCTATGGTTTTTCCTAATTCCCATGCACCAGATACAAGCTCTTTAAACAATTCGTACATTGAGCTTAAAGCACCTTTTAGTGCTTCTGTTTCTGCATCCAACCCTGAATATCGCTCAGTAACAGTCTCTATGGCGCCAATAGCATCCTCAAATAGGGTGGTAAGCCAGCTCATATCACCACCTAGTGTAAGCATGGCCTCTGACAACCTAGATGATATCTGATGCTTTTCATTTAGCTTGGCAATAACGTCTGTCAGGTTGTTTTTAAGTGCTACAGCTGCATCGGCTGTAGAGTTAGCCATTGAGCTGGCTAGCTCTTCATTACGATCTCTAGACTCAATAAGCGCCGTGGTAAGCTCTTTAATGGAAATTTTACCACTTGCCCCTAGTTGACGAATTTCCTCTTCAGTACGCCCGGTACTTTCTGCCATGTCTTTTACGACATTATCTGCACCAGTAATAATCGACATCCATGCATCTGCATCTACCGAACCCTTAGCCATGGATTTTGCTAAGGCATCCTGTGCTGACTGTGCTTGATCAGCTCTGGTGGCGTTGTGGGTAAAGGATAGTGATAAGCTTTCTGTAACTGCTAAGATCTGCTCCGTGGAGTAGCCTAGTGATTTCATGGTTCCGGCTGTAGCTAGATACACCTCCTGAGCCTCTTCAAGCGGCCGGAATGTCTTATTTGCCAGATCTAAAAGTCTGGCTTGAACCATAGTGTATTCTTCTGTGCTACTGGTGGCGTTCTTAATACGCTCACCCATCTGTTGTGTGGCATCTGCAGTCTGTAATAGCTCTTTAACTGTAAGACCAAGCCCTAAGCCTGCTAAACCTGCTGCCAGTGTCCCTACTGCTGCCCTAGCTGCACTAAATCCCTGTTTGGCCTTATCAGCTACACTACTGGTTTCCTTTAGCTCTGTATTGGCTTTATTTACGGCGCTATCAAATTCATGGAATGCAGTCTCAGCCTGTTCTACTTCTCGTTCTAGCTGGTCTACTTTCTGCTTGGCAGCCTCAATGTCATGTGGCGAGGCATTGGTTTTTGAGAAATCTTGAAGTGCTTGCTTTGCTCCAACCAGATCAACTTTTAGTTGTTCAAGTGCTTTCTCAGCCTTGCTGCCAAAGTCCTTGAAATTATCAGCTGTTTCTTTGGCACCATCCCCTGCACCTTTGATAGCCTCTGTTGCTCCGTTTAGCGTAGTCTTTAGCTTATCAGCCAATTCCAAGGATTCTTTCGGCACAATTTTAGAAACAGCATCCGATGTCTTTTTGGCTTCCCCTTCAAAGCTTGCTGTTCCTTGTTTAATTGCCTGCTGTAAATCACTAAAAGCTTTCTCTGCACTTTTAGTATTCTGCACCAATCCTCTAGAGTCTCCATCTAGAATTAGTTTAAAAGTTAAATTTTTACCAGACATGAATACCTCTAAAATTTGGACAATAAAAAACCCTGCTCAATGGCAGGGTTATCTAAGTTAGGCATGAAGCATTATGTACAAAACTTTTCCCATACAGTTTGAAACTCGCTAGATTCTATATTCTCTCCATCGATAGCAACTATCGCGGGACTCGCTATAAATCGTTTGAATCCAGTGTAACCTCCAAAACTGTTTTTGCTATTTACTTCGCCGCACATACCGCTCTGATTACGTATTTGCGCACTTTCAGGATCTTTTAAGAAATTCTTTAATGCAATTTCTGCATCAACCTCAATAGCAATAGCTCGATCACGTGCCTCTCTCTCCCGATCACGTCGTTCTTTTTCAGCTAATTTAGTAGCCTCACGCTCAGCCTCAGCCTTCTGCTGTTCTTCATTACGCGCTTTTCGGTCAGCCTCTCGTGCCAACAACTCAGGGCTTGCTGTTCCATTCTTTAAAGCTTTTTCTTCTGAAGCTTGAAGGAATATGCCTGAAAAGCTTAGTAAGAAAAATATTCCCACACCCAACCAGAGGCCTTTAATAGACGGGCTTATTTCTGTTATCTTTTTTTGAATTGGAGGCAACATCAAAATACCAGCCAATATCATAAATAAACTGCCTAAAAAGCTTTCCCCAATTAATGTTATTCCTCTGAGAATAAAAACTAAGCCAAAAAACCATAAAATTACTGCAATTAATTTATTCTTCATTACAAATTACGCCATAAGATTTTTACAATTCTGTCGCGACATAAAATAATAGCGTATTCCTGCAAATCCACTTCTTTTACATACTCAGTAGCTGCACAATATAGTTTGCCATCATCAAGCACGTAGTGTCTTGGGCCTCTAACTTCTAATTTGTCCTTTAGAGATTGATGACTATCACCAATTTTTACCAGGTCACCAGATGGAGTTCGGATACTAGTGGTTGTTCTCTCAGCAAAAGCAAACCCCGACACTAAACACAAAGCTAATAATAAATATTTCACATTTCACCCCTAAATTATTATTTCCACATCATAACTTTAGGGTACTACTTGATCAATCAGAAACCATTTCTTTCTTGAACGACTCAAAGCCTTTCGTTGATTGCGCCACACGTGCTGCAACAGCGTTATTGAAGACTCCCTGCTTGTACAGCTTGTTTGCCGCTTTGACATAGCCCTGGAATGCGCCGTAGGTCATCTGCATGATTTCACTATGCTGATGGCCCATTGATACCAGAAACTGGAATGAATCAAACCAGGTGGAGTCATCTTTCTTTTTAATGCCGCGTTTTGGCTTTTCGTATTTGAAGTAAGCCTGGTTGATCAGAAGTACCGCTTTTAGCAACTCCTTAAAACTCTTCTCATCAGCAGCCAGTTCTACCAGTGACTCATGGTCCAGATCGGTGACGCATGCCATGGTCGAGATGACTTGCACGCCGTGAGATTTAAATAACTGTGTCAAAATCTCATCTGAATGATTTTGATCTTTGATGAAGTTTTTCAAAACTTCAGCATGCATTGCCCAGGTATCAAAGTCTTTCATCTGGATCTGGCGGACTTCGATGTCGTTTATTTTGATGCTTCGATTCGTTGCTAGGAAAAAATGATTCAT